AACCAACCAACCCCGGCGGGGCGCTCCATAGCGCCTCGCCACGCGGGGGTCTCCACCGCGAAATAAACAAGCCACATGGCCACACAAATCATACCCAAAAAATCCTCAATCGCCGGGCGTATACCGACCAGCGACCAACTCGGCGTCGGAGAGATCCTCCAAAACCTCGCCGACCATTGCCTGTACAGCAAAGACGCAAGCGGCAATGTCTTCCGCATCGGGACTCGTCCGGTGCCCGATAAAGTCGAAGTTTTCGACATCATCGGATCCAATCTCTACTACGGCAAGCTCGCCTACGCCGACTTCCCCAACAGCGGGTCCATCTACGACTCCGCCCTCTGGGACATCTCCCGCACCACCACCGACGCCGCTGGCGAAGTCACCGCCGAAGCCAGCGCCACCGGCGCGTGGTCTTCCAAACAATCTCTCCAATACAGCTAAACCATGATCGCCACACCCATCCTCTCCGGTGCCTCTGGCACAAAGACCCTCGCCGTATTCACGCCGCGCCACAGCTCGCCACCAGCGACTCTGTTTGCCACTCTCGACACTCGCAACTCGGTTGCCGTCCTCGATTTTGACGATGCCACAATCGAGAGCGCGATCTTTCCGTCAATCATCCCCGAAGCGGCTGACCTCGCCAGCGGCTTGAGCGTGCGAATCACATGGATGGCCACCACCGCCACCACCGGCAATGTGCGCTGGCGCGTAGCATTAGAGCGTGGCAACACCGACCTCGATGCCGACAGCTTCGACACCGCAGCCGAAGGAAATGGAGCGGCAAACGGCACAAGCGGCATCGCCACCACGACCAGCATCTCGCTCACCACAATCGACAGCGTAGCTGTCGGTGAGCCTTACCGCATCAGAATTTCTCGCGTCGGCAGCGATGCCACCAACGACACCATGACCGGCGATGCCGAACTCATTGCCGTCGAAGTAAGGAGCGCGGCGTAATTATGGCTTACAACCTCGCGCCATTTAGGACTACTGGAGGCAAGTTTTTAAATGCCACAATTACAGCAACACCTATTCCTATAACACTTTCATATTTTTTTAATAAAGAAACAAATACTGCAACAAACGGGATTTATGTAAAAAACGCCTCAAGCGGCAATAATTATTCAGGGACGGCGCATACATCAGCAAATCGCATCACTGCATTTACTGGCATTACTGATGGAAGTTACACTGAAATAATCGGTTCTACAGCATATAACTTAAATCAGTGGAATCACGCTGCTTATGTAGATCAAAGCTCTTTCAAAGAGCTTTTCCAAAATGGAGTATCAGTCGGGACAAGTTCTGTAAATAAAACCCCTTTACTTCCAAACGAAATTCGTATAGGAATTTTTGGAGTTAACAATAACTTTGATGGAAGTTTCGCCGAAGTCGGCATCTGGAACGCCGCCCTCACCGCCGCCGAAATCGCCTCCCTCGCCAAGGGCATGACCTGCGACAAAATCCGCCCGCAGAATCTCGTCTTCTACGCCCCGCTCGTCCGCGACCTCATTGACCAAAAAGGCGGTCGGACGATAACCAACAACAACGGCGCAACCGTCGCCAACCATCCAAGAATCTACCCATGATCTATCGCAACACAACCACCAACGAACTCCGCGAACTCCCAGAGTCCTACATCGCAGAACTCATCGCAGCAGGGAATCCCAAAGCCGAGCAATGGCAACCAGCGCCTGCAAAGCCCAGCGAAGATGCAGCGTGGCAAGACGGTCAATGGATCACGCCATCCGCTCCCACCTACACCGCCGAGGAATGGACCGACTCCCAAGGCTACGGCGGCAACCGCAGCACCACGATGCTCTACCAAAAGCTCCGCCTCGACGCCTCCGCGAAATCCTCGCCCAAGCTCGTTGCAGTCCAAGGCTGGCTCGACGGCATGATCGCCTCTGGCCTCGCCCCCGCAGCCAGCAACTGGCCCGCCGCACCGCACAGCTTTGAGGCAACGCTCACCGAAACGCTCACAATCCTCAACTCCTAAAAATATGGCCAACGAACTCAACATCGCGCTCGCAAAATCGGGCCTCACCGTCACTGCTCAACGCTACCAAGCCGGAGCCGCCGTAGGCTCCGCCATCTCCTGCCCAGAAACTGGCAGCACGGGATTCTACTCTGGCAACATGACCGGCACAGCAGGCACCTACCAAGTCGCATTCATCTCAGCCTCCGCCAATGTCGGCAGCGGCAGCATCGTGTGGGACGGCACCGCCGAAGTTGCCAGTAGCGCCCCAAGCGTAGTTCAAATCCGGCAGGAGATGGACAGCAACAGCACCAAATTGGCTAACCTCGACGCCAGCGTCTCGAGCCGCCTCGCAGATGCCGACTACACAGCCCCGACCAGCGCCCCGACAGCCGCCGCTGTGGCTTCAGCCGTTCGCACAGAGCTGACCGAGATCAGTAATCTGGATGCCACGATCTCCAGCCGTTTGGCAGATGCAGACTACACAACTCCGCCGACCGCCGCGCAAATCGCCACCGCAGTCGAAGGAAGCCTCCTCAACGAAGCCGACGGTTCAGCCGTGCTCAACGCCATCGTCGGCGCGATCGGAAATACGAACCTCTCGGAAGTCTCCATCGTCGCCGCAGTCCGCGCCGACCTCGAGCGCGTCGGTGGCAAAATCGACAGCATCCCGACAACCGCCGCGCCTACCGCAGCCGCGAACGCGACCGCAGTGTGGGCCACCGCATCGAAGACAATCACCGGCGGCACCGTGGATACGCTGACCAACTCGCCATCCGTGCCTTCCGCCGCTTCGATAGCCTCGGCCACACGCACGGAGCTAACGACCGAGCTAGGCCGCCTAGATGCCGCCGTCAGCACACGCCTCGCCTCGGCAAGCTACACAGCCCCGAGCACAGCGCCAACGGCAGAGGCTAACGCCAGCGCAGTCCGCACGGAGTTGGCTACGGAGCTCGCCAGAGTGGATGCCGCCGTCAGCACCCGCCTCGCCTCCTCGGCCTACACAGCCCCTGCAAACTCGGACATCACGGCCATCAAAGCCAAAACGGATCTGCTCAACACGGACCGCCTCGCAAACGTGGCCACGACGGCCATCGTCGGCAACCTCATCGCCCAGGCGAACAGCTAATGGACAGCCACACTTTTCATACATTCGTCGGGACGTCCGCACCCGCAACGGCTGTGTTGATCTCGTTCTCCGAGGTTGAAGCGTGGCTTCGCGTTGCTTCTCTCGTGCTAGGAATTTGCATCGGTGCGGTTTCGTTATACAAAATGTTGAAAGCTAAAAAACCATGAAAACACTACTAGCAAAATTGAAAGAACCCTCAACAATTCGCGGGGTCGCGATAATTGGCAGCTTGGTGGGCATAAGCCTAGACCCGTCTAAGTGGGACGCCATCGGCTCGGCACTTGCGGCGATAATCGGACTCATCGAAATCTTCCGCAAAGAAAAATGAACGCGAAAACCATCGCGCTTTGGATGATCGTTCTCTCCTTCGCGTTCTTGGGAATGGCGCTTTTGACTTCATGCTCTGGGTTTCAAAATCCGTCCGTCTGTTTGAAGACCGACTACGGCACTTTTTGCTATGAGTTACCAGAAATACCATCGCTCAAAAAATGACGTTTGACGACCGCAGCGAGATTCAGCTTGCCACGCTCCACCCAGCGATGCAAAAGGCCGCACGCGCCTTTCTAGGCGTTGCAAAGACTATATGTGCTAAGGTTGGTTGTGACGTTAAAATCATCAGCGGAACTCGGAGCTATATGGAGCAAGATGCGCTCTATGCAAAAGGCCGCACGATTCTTAACACTAAAATTGTGACTCGTGCAAAAGCGGGATTTTCAAATCATAACTTTGGCATTGCGTTTGACGTAGGAATTTTCAAAGGGAAAGAATATTGCGGAGAACACCCGCTGTATAACGAGCTAGGCACGCTCGGAAAGAGCCTTGGCCTTGAATGGGGAGGGGATTGGAAATTTGTGGACGAACCGCACTATCAACTCCGGCCGAAGTGGGCGACCGGCATGACCGAGCGCGACATGCTCGCCACCCTCCGCAACCGAGTGTCCAAAAAAATCGACGTTCTGGCGTAGAAAAAACAACTAGCGTAAAGCGATAGGAAACAACACATTACCC